GACGGCTTGAGCTGAACTAACGTGTTTTGGTAACTTAAAAATATTGATCTAGAAGTTGGTTACCTGTTGGGAAAAAATTCTCAACATCTTCTTTTTTAAATCCTGTGACTTCCGTCACACGGATTACAAAATTGGCACGAAATACTTCATAGTGAATTGGTGAATCACAATGAAAGAATATTTCGCGCAATGCAGAAGCTGAAGTTTCAACTATCTGCGTTTCTAAACTAACTTCTTTTGAAGGTAATATGTACATTAAACTTTTTACAAGTGACTCCATATCTAATTGAGCTACTATTCTACCTAACATTTTATTATGTACAAATTTTCTTTTCAAAAAAGAAATAGAATCTATATCTATGAAAGCATGTTGTTGTTCAGTTTTATCCGATGAAGTAAATTCCATCTTATAAACTGTCTCAACAAAATAACAATATGTAATATTATTAAAATATCTTGCCAAGACTGGTTTTACACCACACAACATATCATCTCCATATGTAATGGGAAGCAATAAATCGAAAAAATCTCTTGCTTTGAAATCTGTCGTATAATTTGCAGGATGATCTATGCCATCAGGTGTGCACATGCAAATGAATGCATAATACAAAAGAACTAATCCTCGAAGAGAATTATCTTCTGCTGTAGCATACTTACCTGAAGGTTGAAATCCTGGTGCAATAAAAACATTTCCTTCCATACAAACAGTTGGAAATAAATTATCACTAAGTATACCTTCTGCTTTATTAAGAGCACTCTCATTATAGCCCAATTTCTTAAGTATTTGGGTCACTACACTATTAGTAATCAAACCTATTCCAACAGGCATACTAGTATCATATCCACCATAATCTCCTTCCATTATATAGGGTGAAAACTCTTTTAGTTTATGATACATTTCGTCAGCTTCTGACGAATGCATGTTTATACCTACTTTAGTGCAAAATGAATCTCTTTCGGAACACATTAAAGCATAAAATGGCATCAAAATAGATCTTTGAACAAGAGTTGAGTCATATGATGACATTGCAAATATTCTAGTTTTACCACTTTTGACTTTGTCATATGGTCTAGGTTCATCTTTCATTTGCGCGCCAACAATAGTATGTGCATTCTCATTTTTATAGTAAGACGCATAAGTCTCTAAGACTTGTTCTACGATTTCAAACTTAGGTTCAACAGAATCACTTTTAAAATCATAAGATATAGGTGTATTATATTTACTTTTCTTACCAGGTAGTAAGAATCCACCAGAAGTACTATTTTTCATAGCACGAATATGAATATTCTCAGGATATCCATTTTGAGCTATAGATAGTGGATAAGGTGTTAGGTGTATAATACCCTTTTGCCTCAACCTATCTATAAGATGAGTAGTCAAATGAAAAACAGTTTTCTCCATTATTTCTACATGCAGAGGCATCTTAACAACACCTACTTTTTTCATCCAAATATTACTTGGTGAAATGAAATTACCATTTATACGTTTAGATCTCATCATGGGTGGTAAATATTTTAATTCACCATTAGGCAAATATGGATTCTCACCTATAAGATCTTTAATATGTCCCAAAAGGGGACTTGGTATAATAGTGGTACGAGGTGTTACATTTTTGTAAGGAACAATAGATCCCGCTACATTCAATCCTCTAACATCTTCAAATAACAAAGGACTTTTAGTACTAATTTTTCCTATAGAGGTACCTGGTACTAAACGTAATGCACCTTCTGAGAATACAGGAGCTAACAAAGAATTCTCTCTTATGTTTTTGATAGCTTCTAATATCTGTTTTTTACTAACTCTCGTTGCATAAACAATGGTACTATCTGTTCCTGCGGTGTGCAAACCAGCAAATACAGTTTGTTTGTTGATAGTTAATACCAAGGGACAACCGCATAATCCTTTATAATGTTCTTTCAAATCATATTTTAAGGGTCGTTTAACAACATAGTTTGTCAAATTATGCATGACAGTGATTGGTAATGTTTCATCCAACACATTTACTTCCACGTTGTTTATATAACCTTTTAGAGATACCATAAATGAAGGTAAATCAGCTAATGTTCCTCTAATATCTTTAAACATACAACCAATGACTCTCACCACACATATATCGTCACCAAGAAATCTCATCATACATGGTTCCAAGTGGTGTACTGTAACATTGATTGCAACGTCTTTAGATTTAGACATAAGTAAAGTACCATTTGGTACAAAATTATGATAATTCATCAACATATAATCTCCGTAAACACCAACTCCCATACTGGTTGCTGATTTATCTCCAAGTTTTACTTTGAAATATCTGATGTTTTTTGTAACAGCAGAAACTACCTCTTCAGGCTTGTTATAAGCTACTTCTTCAGTAATAATACGGGGAACAAAAGATTCTATATTATCATAATCTTTATCTACATCATTCTTTTTGCGTGGAGCTGGAAACTCACAACGCATAGTACTTTCTAAATGAGCTAATTTATCTTTATAATCAGCAGGTTTGAAATCGCCCGTCGATTGTATTAACTCACTTTCTGCTTCTACAGAATGTGTAAAAAATTTCCACACACGCAAAAACAAACGTATCAAAATAAGAAGAAACATAAACATCAACAAATCAGCTGACCATCGATACAACCAATTGTCTTTATGATTAATTCCAATATGTAATAGATATCTAGGTACATTAAGACACCAGCCGAATGCAGCCCATTTAGAATTAGGATTCAAATGCACATCTCTTATAGCCATAAAAGCATTGACTTCCAACCATAAAGTACTACATTTATCTAAACCATAGTAAGTTATTTTCTTATACCAGGGGAAATCATTACAAAAACATCTCTCTGTAAATGCTATTCTACCCGCAAAGAATGTAGCGTAAAACAGGGGAAGACTTCCAATAAAATACATATGTGGTACAAATAAGAAAGTTCCAATAACAGTTGTAGCTAAACCACCTTTAAAATAATCCCAATTCAAAGCTTTAATATTCTCTCGATTGCTTTCTTGATCACAATGGTGATCTAACAAACCACCAGGTTTAACACCATTAGTATGTCTTTCAAATTGTGGTCTAAGATAATCACCTATTAAAGGGGTTCTATATGAATCATTATCATAGGGTAATGGAGTACGGTGTGACAATGACAATCTATCTTCATCAGCTGGAATGCTATCTCTTTCTAAGGCTTCTTCTATACCTTCTTCAAGTATATCCTCTTCAGCTCTGACTCCTAATAATTCAAAAATACTTTCCGCTTTAATACGCGGTTGTAAATACTTTGAAATATCTTCTGAAACAGCTACTTTATACTTCTCTTGTTCTAGAGCATGTAATTTCATTCGTTCAAGAAAAAAGGTACTTAGCGAAAAAATATCAAAAATATGAGTTCCATTATCAGGATTAATATAATCTACTCTAATGGAAGTTTTAATTCCACTAGCCACCATAGAGTATATCTTAAAATCCCACAAATCCATTTTATCTACGATATTCACATCAATTTTAGATTTATCTAACTCTGTTGCGCCAGATTTCCTATATTCTTTCTTCACATCTACGTGAATGTACAGAAAACGTCTTCGAACTGCTGCTGGGTTATTTTGTATGACATCTAAATTTAAATCTGGATCATTAACATCCATCAAAACTAAATTTGCCATCACAAAAACTTTACCCTTACTTTCAATATCTGCCATTTCAACCTGATAAGGTTGAGAATCTAACACATTTAATAATTCATTTATTGTTTCATCACCACTTTTAGCAGCAATGTTTTTATGTAAGGAACCCAATTCTGAATAATGTATTATAGGTTGAGTAGCTGGCGAATAATTGGTCCAGTGGCGTGAATTAGATGGTTTATGATAAATAATATCTTTCGTAAATTCTAATTCATTATGTTTACAATATATTTTAGAAATATGATCTATCAACGAGGATTTTCCTACTGAAGGAGGTCCACTAATAATTACACCTAAAGGTGCCATACGCAAACAACCTGCCATTCTCGCAAAAACAGTTGTTCTAATTTCTATAAGTTGATTGATTCTACTATTAAACATACTTGGAGCTTTTTTTGATGATTTTAAATTGCGCCCAACTTTTATTGCTTCATCAACATCTTTAAGATATTGTTTGGCACTTATCATGCCCGATTCTATAAGATGCGGAAAATTAACATCAGCTCCCAAATAAACATTTCTATATTTACTTGAAAGATCTGAAGCATGTTCCATCCATTTGGCAATAGGATCACTAGCACAAAATGCATTTACGATTCCTTTACCACTAGCTAAATCACCTATAACATGAACCATGTCTTCTATCAGAGATAATATATTAATAGAAAAATCTAATAGACTAACTGGTTCTGCAGGTCCTAAAGCTGAGATAAATGAAAGGGCCAAATCCTTGTTGAAAAATCGCAAACCTACCATATTTAATATGAAGGTTCTAAGAGATGCAACTACTTTACAATCTAAACCAATTTTGATATATTCGACTAACGAAAATTTAACATCGTAATCTGGTAAAGATTCAGAATAAGTTCGCCCTTCTGAAAATGATTTCAAAAAATCATTTACAATACCATGTACACTATCTAAATGTCTTTTTCCTGTTGACATTAAAAATGTATTAACTAGGTTAGTAAGTGATAAAATCAAATCTAAACCAGATTCAAATCTAACTATTCTATAAATAGAATAAAAAAAACCATACCAAAAATGCATATCAAAAGTAATTTTGCGAGGCATAAATGATATTAATCTCTTAATCTCAGCTTCAAAAGCTTCAACTCCATTGTACATAACAATATTATCAAAATAAAGTTTTGCTTTTCTTTTTATGGTAGACGTCTGAGTATGTTCATTAAAAACTTTTCCATATTTTTCAATCACAGGTTTAACTGTATTATCTAAATTGCGATAAAGTTTCTTTTTCCATTCTGCAGTTTTGGGCATAAACTCAAAATTTTCTGGTATATCACTTTCGTCAACAGTTGATGCTGAACCAGAATAATTCAAAACTGAATCAATGGGACGTACACGAGGAGCATACATACTATCATCATCACTATTTGAAGGATAAAAGTCGTTTCCATCATCACTGCTGAAAACACCTCTACAATCAATCATTTGTCTCTTGTAATCTCGTAAAAATGATTCTTGTTCAGCAGACATATTATCAGATCCAGCAGAAGAAACTTCTCCTGAACGATCATGTCTTACATAAGTATGTCCCTCATGGACAAGTACTTTCTCAGCTTTCTTCTTTGAGCCATGAAGTTGGCCCTCTACACGAGGAGTGCAAGTATTGCTACTTTGATGTAATGTGGTCTTGTTTATACTGCGCACAGTGTCTCCTTTCGGAGCGGTTTGACTTTTTGTAGAGTTGTCAATCTCTTGTTTTTTGTAATTATCCATGATAATCGTGCTACTAACGGCGCAGCTGCCACAAGTTTTGAGAGATTATAGTTGTATTATTGCGAATATATCGCTACTGGGTATGGCCACTACAACAATGGCGCCCAATTCTTTTGAAGTATAAAGAATAAAACTACTCTTAGAAATGACAGGTAATTTTTTAGTCAAATCGTAAGATTAAATAAAGTCGTTGAAGACTCAAAATTAAAGTTTATAGTCGTTTAGGACATAAATAAGAGTATAAAACTCGCAAAACTTGATAAATGTTTTTGAAGATAACAAATAAAATCTTTGTGTGCGTTTTTGAAGATAACGTACAAAATCTTTGAACTTTTATAGAAAAGTTCTAAACAGTAGTAAATTTTTAATGAAAATTTGCAGTATAATCGAAAATCGGAACATG